CCTGATAGTCCTGTCTTGAATATTCGTATCTCTTCTGATGAGTACACACATGACTCACATGCTCCTACCATAACTGCTGTCTCTATATCCTCTAATAACTTAACGTAGTTGTCATACAATGCTGCTACTTGCTCTGCTCCTGACTGTCCTATCATTCTCTCGTAAGGGAGATCCCCTTTAAGCCTGTTATCAAAGTATTTCTCTAGTTTCATGTAATTGCTGCTAATTCCTGTTGTCCTGGTAATGCTGCTGCTATAGCGTCTGTCTCTGTTGGCATTGCTCCTTCTTCTGGTGCTTCTCCTTGAGGTGCTTGTGCTGGTGCTGATAGATCTGCAAAAGCTATGTCTTGATCGTTCAACCGCATTAACTTAGCTTGTAGTTTAGCGAATGCCATTGTACCTGGTGCTGTTGTTGCTAATGCTCTCTGTACTTGTGCTTGCTCCATAAGTCTACTAGGTATAGCCCCACTCCTACTATTGACTTTTATAAAATAGTGGTTCTGCTTTAACTCTTCACTCAACATACCTAATGTTATATCCTTGACTCTCATCTCTGTACCTTCTACGAATAATGTAGTAGTCAGATTGATAGGCGTTTTGTTCTTCTTACCGATAAACTCTTGAACCATCTCCATAGTTAACTCTCCTATCCATTTAAACTGTCCTGCGTTCTGTTCAAGGATCTGCTTAACAAACATGTCTTGATTCTCTTCTTCTGCTAAGATCTGTGTGGCTGTACGTGACGCCCCTCTGTCTGCTGCGTCTACGTATAAACCTAGTCGTGTTATCTCTTTATCAAGTCTGTTGTATAACCGTTCCCATTCTCCTGTTAGTGGGTCAGAGGCTATAGTCTCTACTCTGTTCTGTCCTGCTGATGGGTCTGATGCTGAATACTCATTAACAATGAACCCTTTACGACCTGCTGCTTGTGCTTCTTGTGCTGATAACATCTTATTAAAGAACTTAGCACTTTCCCCCTGTGGTGTATTGTATATCCGTATAGGGTCTACATTATCCATACCGTAGTTGATCGCTCTGTTGCTTAACTGTCGTGTTATAATAGCCAACTTGTAAAGGATGTGTCCTATACCGTAGTTATAGAACCCTTCACTTGATGGGAAACACATCATATGTACGAAAGGTATATAAGGCTTACCCTTACTCATGAATGGGTACTCGTCTCCTTCTAGGTCTTCTAACACTGTAAGTGCTTGTCCTGCAAATACTGTGTACCGTTTCTGTGATAAGTTATAGTAATGAGCTACTTCCACCTCACGCTCTTGTCGTATCTCTATCTCTTGCTGTGTGTCTCTATCCATATCTTCTAATGGGTCAACTGCTCTAGGTATATATCCTAGCCCCCCTTTCTCTTCTAATTCAGGGTAAAGCTGTATAGCATCATCCCATGAGTATTTATAGATAACACATAACTCATCAGCGTCGTTTGCTGATGACTCTGTACGTAACTCTGTAGCGTACGGATCAACGTATACATCTAATAATGACGAGTTCTGAAACGTAATAGGGTAATCCCCATCAGGATTAGTACCTACACGTACAAACGCATCACCATACAAACACATACGGTAAAATGTCCCGAACTTATCTCTTAGCACGTTATCCCATCCTCCTTCGTCTAGCACTGTGGCTACTCCGTCGGTTACTATCTTCTCCATGTCTTCTGATACTCCATTACCATGTATCGAGAAATCTAACGGTTTCATCTTAGATACTACCTTCATTATAGCTTGGTGTAGTAACTGTGACTCTATCTTACGTGTTCCTGTTGGATCAGTAACAACAAACCCCATTTCAAAAAGATCTTGGATATTCCTCCATGATCCTTTCTTTTGGTCGATAATACGCTGTGATTTATCTATAAGTTTTAACGCAGTTCTAACAGACGGATTATCATTACCGTTTGTTACGTCTAGGTTTATATCTGCTTTGATGTCTCCGTCTTGTGACATTAGAAGTTAAAGTTAATTTCTTTGTTTATATACGATTGATAGGCTTCATTGTAATCAGAGTCTCTTGTAGGTTGATCCTTGTCTATACATAGTGCCATGTACCTAAACGCATCTGCGTAATGGGATGACCAGTCATGTAATGGGTTAGACCTAAATGTTTGTTTCTTGTCGTCGTACTCTCTCCTGTATGAAGTAAGAGCGTTGATTAGGTCTGCTGTCTTCTCTTTATCGAACCAACACCGTGGGAATACCATACGTCCTTGCTGTATACCGTCTAATACTGATACTGATGGCGATAGGTCTACATCCATTCCTAGCTCCTTGGCTATATCAAGTGTACTCTTACCTGAGCTCATAGGCTTAATCCTTGCATCCCATGGGAAGTAATGTTTACCGTACCTATACCCTTTGTCTACTAGCACTCTATGGTAATCTGCTAGCGTGAGTCCTGATGTAGAGTATCCATCAATGACACGTACCTCTTTCCCATAGATCTGTGCGAATATAATCGCCGTATCATCTCTGAACCCTATATCCCAATAGGTATGTACTAACATGTTCTTATCGTAAGGTACTTTACAAATCCTGTCTTCTGCGTGTAACTGTGCTATATCGTCTGCGTAGAACGCTCCTTTGATTGCTGCATCGAACGAACACTCGTATTCTTGCATGTACTCATCTGCTGACATTATCTTCTTAGCATCGTCTAGCTCTTCTTTAGCTACATACTGTGTGTCTGATGCTCTGTGTATATCAACGTACCAGCTATCGTCGTCTTTTATCTGATTATAGAGATCATAGAAATGGTTTTTACCTTTAGGCGTGCCAATGAATATACCGTATCCTTGCCTATCAGACAGTGCGGGACGTATGACCTCTGTGAATAGACTTGGTCTCATTTGAGCGTATTCGTCTAATGCCACACCGTCCAGATAGATTCCTCGTAATGCGTCTACGTTGTCTCCTCCTAGTAACATCACTCTAGCACCGTTAGGAAAGTCAGCTCTTAGTTCTGATTCATTGAACTTTACACCGGGGATTACACTTGCATAATACTTTAGGTAATCCCATACTATCGACTTCGCCATCTTGTACGTTGGTGCTATGTATGCAAACCTCGGTCTTTCGTCCTTGCATAACATAGCATCCTTGATGAGTTGATTGATAGTCATTACTGTCTTGCCGAAACGTCTGTGACATAATAGGTAATTCCATCTCTTTTTCTCTTTATGAAACCGTTGCTGTAAAGGTCTAGGTGAATAAGGTATCTTGATATGCATAGTACGCCTCAATTAATTTATTGTGTTCCTGCTGGGTTTAATACTAGTACGTCTATAACGATAGTACCGTTAAGAGCGTCCGAAGCTGCTGTGTTGCTAACTGTGATAGTAACTTGCCCTGCTGCTGGTAACGCTTCTCCTGTAGCTAGTGTCCCTTGTGTAGATGTACCGGTATGTGTAGATACAAAAATAACACTGTCTGCTTTAATGACATTGTTTGTAAGAGTAAGTGTGTACTCTGCTCCTGCTGCTGTTGTTAAGTCTTCTGATGTAATACGGCATAGTGTACCGTTTGCTGTAGCGGCTCCTGATGTAGCTGTACCAGTCTTAGTATCCATTTGGATAGCTGCTACGTTTAATGGGTCTTTGTTTGGCATAATATAAAGGTTATTAAATAAAGGGTATATACGCCTTTTCTTATAACAATGATAATTACGCCGTTGGGTTTATTCTCCCCATGAGATCTTAAGCGATCCTGTAGTCTCTTGCTCTACTTCTTGCTTATCTCTCCATCCGAAATTCTTTAATGCAAAAATATCCCCTGAACGACCTTTCTTACGTAGGTCTTTCTCATAGGCATTATGCACTTTTAGTCTTGCTTTTTTTATCGACTGGAAATATTGTTCCTTATTGCCATAATTGATTAGTGTGTGATAATCAATATCCAATGCCATGGCTAACCCTGTCATAGTCCACTCATCTTCGTTGGTCTTAACGAAGTAGGCGTCTACAGCCTCTTGCAGTATTTCTGGACTTTCGAACTTTAGTGGTCTACCTGCTGGCATTGTGGATAGTTAAATCAGTGGTATTATACATGATGGTTTTACTATATGCAAATAGAAACAAAAAACTTCCCTCTTGTACATAGGAAGTCTTTTGCTATGAAAAAAACTGTGTTCAGTATATAGACTCTTGTCTTTAGTGTCTAGAGCATAGATAGACCTATGAAACACATAGATGCGTAGATAAGGGCGAACCCTGATATAAATAGATCAGTAGTGTTCATGTCTTTCTTTGCTCTGATAAAGAGTCTAGTAGATGGTGCTATGATTGCTGCTAGCACAAGAAGTGTGTAAAAGTCCATAAGGGTATAATTTAATTAATATTATATATATTTCATTAGTCTATGTTATATGCTAGTTTTAAAAGTCTTAATCTTTCATCCACGTCTTCTTCTGTTGCGTCATAGTGCATTACTGAACCATTATGATAATCAATAACATCTCTAGGATCTTCTTCATAAAAACGATCCCACTCAAGGTCTCCGTTTAAAGCCCACATTTTATCCTCTGGCATAGGGAATTTATATATATGTTTCTTGAGGTCAATAACTGCTTGGGCTTGTTCTCTGGTTTTGTAACAATTGCCAATAGCATATGTTTCATGGTCGTAGTCCCGCCCCTCCCATTTTGAAGGAAGTATATCCCCACACCAACTAATAGTGTAATAATCTTCACCCTCTTCAGGTTTCCACCTTCCCCCTTCAAGAGCTTTTATCTCTTGTACTAGTTTCTCGTGCTGTTCTTTGAGTTGTTGTAAGTTTTTCATAGTAAAAATTATTAATTCCTAGTATCAGTTAGGGAAGGGTAAAAATGTAACTTAATTCCCATGAGCTCACCACAAAACTTTCCCTAACTGGTAGCAGGAATTAACCTGCTGTGCTTATTTCTTTTTCTTTACTTCAACTGTTTCCTTTTTTTCTGCGTATGTTCCTAGCCATTTGTTAATCTGTGCGAACTGTGCAAATGGTATTACACCAGAAGCGGAGTTTACTAACGTGTTGTATACCGGTGTGGGCATAGTTACTGTTGAAGGATCTGCTTTGATGAAATCTTCCATCATCTCGTCTGGGGTTTTTTGTGTTTTGTCTTCTGACATAGTTAATATAGTTAATTAATAATTTTAATACCGTATTTCTTTTCTGCTTCTTCTAGTGTCATTTCTTCTTTACTGTCTTTAATGTAGTCTTCGTATTTTGTTATCTTTACATCACCATTCACTACAACTTCGACAAGTTGTAAATCCCCCTCAATGCATTTTACAATCCCCCCTACGCTGTTTTTCCCTAGCTCTACACTTGCCCCCATGGCCATAGACCAATCTCCACATGTTGCTTTTCCTAAAAACGTTCTAACTGATGAATAATCCCTTCCTTCTGCATTTCCTTTATATGCTCTAACTGATGAATAATGCCCTCCTTTTGCATCTCCTACATGCGTTCTAACTGCTGACCAGTCTCCTCCTTCTGCATCTCCTTCATCTGTCGAAACTGCTGAACAATGTCCTGCTTCTGCATCTCCTTCATAATTATATGCCACAATGACATTACCATCTGAGTCTATAATAACTGTAGAGCCGTTGTTGTGTTTTAATGTTTCCATAGTGTAGTTTTAATAAATGCTTCGTGGAAATCTTCTCTAAACTGTTCTCCTTTATCTGATAGAAGCCCTTTGGTTTGTAAGCTTTCTAATAGATCGTCTAGATCATATGCACTAATAAGGTTGTGATCTTGTATTATCCATGCAGTACGGTATATAGCTGCATCTCTATCAACAGCTTTAGCATGAGCCATAGCAGAACATTCTATACACTCACCACACTTACACGTTTCTTTCATTGTTTTTTTTATTAATTTCTATACTGCTCTGTGGTCTGGGGATTATTATAATATCAGGGCATTCGTATTTACTGTCTGGACCGAGGATGTCAATAGACCTTCTCTTTTTAGTCCCTTCTTTGTCAGCCCTCTTTAGCTCTTCTATCTCCCTTTGTACATCATCCTCATCTTCTAGCTCGAATGTAGAAGTCGCTTTTTGTAACTTATCTGATAATGCAAACGAATCATAGTAACACCTCATAAGCATGTCAGTAATGCTCTTAAACCCGAATATCTTTACACGTTTTTTCATTAGTTCTTTATCAGACCTTGTTATTCTAAAGTGTACATGTTCAGTTCTTTGTTCTTCTTGCATAGTATAATGTTAAACTAATGCAATTGTAATACTTATACTTTCTTGTGTCAACACAATTGGCTTGTTTTTTGTTTGTTTTTATGATATACTATGTATGTAACTTAATTTAATCGCCATGAAAACACTAAACCTAATAACGAAACACATAGTAAAACCAATCCTCTGTATATATGTCTTATATACAGTATATACACTAGTAGTTAATTTTTTATAAATGAAACAATGTAAAAAGTGCGACAAGAAGAGCCATCCAATGTATTTAATCCAGATAGATGAAAGGGAAGAATATCATTTCCCTTTATGTCAAAAATGCGCTGATGAAACAGACGGAGCAACAGAGCATGATTTTGTGGGATGGTGCGTAGAGCATTGCGGATTCAAATACAAACCTACTCCACAACACAAACTAAAAGGATATAATATTATTTAACATACCACGCTATGAATGCACCAGTATACCCAGAACCCCCTAACAGAACAAAAACCTACAAAGAATATGTAGAACATTCTGATAGAGAAACAAAAGAATGTTATCAACATGTCAACGGAAAAGGACTTTACTTTACTGTAGAGTTTGAGAAAGCAAGACAAGGATCTAATTGGAGATGGTAAGGTAAAGTAACTTAATTTAATACTATGATTGAACATGTAGACGAAAACGGGAACCTCGTACAAGATATGCTAATAACATATTCAGAGGAAGCCCAGCAACAACATAAAATCAATAAAGCTAATGCAGGACTAGTCTTCTCTCCTAAGTTTATACCTGTGTATCCTGAGCTTCTAGACATGCTCACACCAGTAGAAGCAATGATATTCGGATTCGTTGACTTCTATAAATCATCATCTAGTGAAAGGTTCTATTTTACCAACGACCAAATAGCAACAATGATAAAATGTAGTTCTGATACAGTAAGTAGGGCGATATCTAAGCTAGAGAAAGACGGTTTTATAAAGACTTCTCGTAAGGTAAAAGCCGGAGGAGGACAGATCAGATTCATAAACGACATTTCCTACAAGTTAGACTCGACAATTTCTACAAGTCAGACTCGACAAAAACTACAAACAAATAAGAATAAGATAAATAATAATAAGATAAATATAACTAAAGAAAAAAATATAGTAAAAAAAGAAAAGTTCTTAGACTTTGTGAAATTATCTGATACTGAATATCAGAAACTGATAAACGAGTACGGACAAGAACAGACTGGTCTGTTCATCGACAAACTAAATGATTATCTTGGGAGTACTGGTAAGAGATATAAATCTCATTACCATACTATCAGAACTTGGATAAGAAAAGACGCTGCTGGCGGCTTGTCGCCCAACATGGCAGCGTACATTGCTACTAAGGCAATGGAAGAACGTAAAGAACAAGAAGCTATTGATAGACGTATGAAAGAAATAGAACAAGTAACTAAACCAAAACTTAAATATTAATATTATGAAACCAACACACAAGATCGAAGTAAAAAAAGGTAAAGAGTCTAAGTACGAGTACATCTCACAAGAAGACGTTACACGTATCGTGTTAGATTCTGATGCTAAGAAACAACACATCATGATCAATGGAGAGTTTTATCCTAGATTCAGCGTAGGACAAATAGAACAACTCACACAAGAAGAGATGGAAAACTATGGAGGTAAGACTATCTGGTACACTGAGAAGGTGATATGCGGCAACGTAGGAGGCAAGACTATATGGAGAATGAAGAAGTATGAGGAGACACTTAAACGTAATTCAGAAGGAGGCTCTAGCAGGAAACTAATCAAGACCTACCACTGCATGATGGATGAGAAAGGGAACTTTAGTA